AGTCCTGGACGAGCTTTTTTGCCGAAGCTGTACCCGGGCCAGTAAGGAAGAACCGATAATAAAGCTGGTCGTTATCGGCATCCTCAGCCACGCAGATGAAGTCAATCTTAGTCTGCTCCTCCCGAGGACTGGCTAATGAGGGCGTGAGAGAGATAATCTCCAGGGCTGATCCGCTGTCGGCTGCGGCCTCGACCACATAACTCAGAGAGGTCGTCTGGTCTGCTCCAGCTTTGTTGAGCCCGCCCCGAATCTCCACCGAGATCGTAGATGTACCGATATCGTTTTCATTTGTCCGCCAGGCGAAGCTATTGCGGTACTGCCAGCCGGATACGTCACGAGTAACGCCACCTGTGCCCGGACCGTTTACCAAAAACCGATATTCCAGGCCCAGAGAAGGCGAAGCTGTGGCAATAAAGACTACCTCGCTGGCGGCAGCCTGAGGGCTGGCCAAAGAAGGCGTTAAGGTAAGAGAGCGGCTGCCCTGAACGTGGCAAGCTACTTGCAATCGGCACCTGTAGCCTTTAATCTTGGAGTCCCAGTTGACGGCGCCTGAGACTTTAACGACTTCTGCCCCGGAGAAACCATCGTCTAAGATCTGGCGGACTGCATCGGCGATCCGGGCACAGTACTCTGCTCCACCGTCTCCTAAAGTCTCCTTGCGTGTCCGGATGTCCACAATGAAAACCTGGTCGGTAGATAAGAACTGGCCGCTCAGGTCGATCAGCTCACATGAAATCTGGCTCTTGTTCACGTTCCCGCTCAGATCAACTACGCTCGCCGATATCGGCCTGTTTTTGTAGATCTGGGAGTCAACCAGAATCATTAAATCCGAATTGGCAGTTAATGCAGCAAGCAAATTATCTAATAAAGAGTAGACTGTCATCGTTTCCACTCAAATCATGTACTGCCCAAGATACGCTTTTCGCATCTGTTCCGAGCCCATGCACGGATCTTTACCCAGGCCGATAACGGGCCAGGAGTAGCCGGCCCTTGTAATTAGATCATCTTCCTCGACCCGGGCCGAGGTCAGGATAAAAGCAATCTGCTGCAACTGCCGGTAATCTCCTGATTGAAAGGATTTGACCTCGTCGTACCACAAAATTATGATAGTTGATTCCGAGTAGACAGGATCACCATTCCCATCTACACCTGTTTTGTGCCGCCAGGTTACAGATTCGCCCATCGAATTTGTGTATGCATCCAATAAGCCCATTGCAATTACCCCCACAAAATTATGTATAATGTCTCGTGAGCCAGTCGATTATAAAGACAAATGTGCCTAAAGATGCCCATTTGATTATGCCTTTATTATCCAGCCAGGAGAAGATGCAGCGAGAGAATTTTAGGACAACTACGTTTTTATCAGTTTCATCGAGCCGTTTAGCAATTCTTGCATGTTCTGTGCTATTTGTTTCGATAAGCGTATCCAATCTTTCAATTATCACACCCAGGGTTACATCACGTCTGCCATTATCGATACTTTCATCCATGCATCCTCCAGACAAAATATCATTGATGTCATAGAAAAAGAGAATTAATGATGCCCATCAAAATAGCATCTAGCTGATTCTGGACCCCATGTACTTACGCAAGAGCTGCCTGGCAGCTCTGCTTTGCAGGCTGCGATTGCCTGCGCCCTGAATGAATGTCTCAGACAGTCTCCCGCCAATTGTAAACGACTGCACTCCTTGATCCTGTAATTGTTTCCTGCCGCCTATGCCCGCCTGCTGAATGGCCAAGGCTTCTTCCATGCAGGCATATTTGACATCCTGAGGGACTATGGCAAGCTGGCTGGAGCTGTTATAGTCCAGGGTTACACCGTCTATTATCCTGGGAAAAGCTCTCGGCTGGTCCGGGGCTCCAGCAGTTATGCCGGTGTCGTATTTGGTCCCACGAAACTGCGTATTGTCGATGGCCTGTGTTGCCTGGTTCAAGAGAGAGGTCTTCTGCAGATCTGTGAGGGCCAGGAGATCTCCAGCCCGGTCGTTACCGGCAAAATATACTTCCAAATCAGCCAGGGTTACATATGCGTCCAATTTGACCGATTCTAGTGGGGTTAATGTGAAGCTCATGCAATCAACTCCACAGACCACTCGTAGTTTCCATATCCGGCCAGGATCGCCCTGAAGTAGTACGTCCCGGCGTCTAAATGGAAGGCGAACATGCCATTGATATCGGTGTCCTTGACATCTACCAGGGTGGTTCGGTCCTCATCGCTGTAAGCTTCGATCTTGACCCCGGCCAGAGGGTCACCCTCTGGATCTAAGAACGGCTGGGGGTCATGATCTGGATCAGGATAGGTGATCGATCCCACTGCCGAAGCTCCCCAGGCTGAAGCTCCATGACTGGCTGAGAGCTGGGCGTCTATTTCCCCTACGGTTGGTGCAGTTGCATCTGCCAGCGCCTTGCCGGCGCTACCGGTTACTGTGTGGCCACTGAGAGCTTCATCAAATACCTGATCTGCGATCGCCCCAACTGAGGGAGGAGCTGTGTAGCCTGATGTGGCCAGGCGGGATGAGATTGCTGCATCCAGATAATCTGAGATCAGCTTACCTATGCTACCTGTCGTTGTTAGTTGTGAGATCAGCTTGGCCCAAATTGCTGTAACGATTGCACCCAGACCCGTAGATGATGGAGCATCAACGATGTCCATCTTTGATCCAACGGCTGCAGGAGATGCGGGCAGGTTATCGGTCTTGGCTTTGATAGCATCTGCAACTGTGTCTACCGTATCAACTTTACCGTTTGTTGTGCTATGTGCGGCTGTGATTGCAGCCTCTACTGCACTTTGATCTGCTGGATCAGATGGCAGGTTATCGGTCTTGGCTTTGATGGCATCTGCAACAGAGTCAACTGCATCTACCGATGATTGGCTTGCTGCTGATTTTGCCGGATCATATGAAGACGACAGCTCGAAACCTGTCTTGGATGTTACAGAGGCTGCAACTACCGCCCCTCCACCCACATTATACGTATTGCCATCACAAGCAGCCTCAAGGTTGTCTGCTGCGCTAGTATCTCCAGATATGGCTTTTGCATCAGCAGAGAATAAGCCAGATCCGTACTTAGCATCCCAATATTGTGCTGAGACTACTTGGATGTGCTCAAAAACTGGCAAATGATTTGCCTCGTCAGTAATTATTAGGATCATCTTGCCATATCGATTTAGATTTGCAGCGGTTAGTTCGATCTGCATCATAGCTGCATCATTGTTAGATATGTACTTGAGATCATTATCTGTCCCTGATGTTGCCCCGGTGATGTTATCTAATATCAGTGTTGGGGCGCTGCCGTCATCCGTTACTGCAATCAGCGTGATCCTCTCGTTAGAAATAGTTAATCCATTCTCCAGAGTCACACCATCAGTTTTATCTAAAAACGGTCCAACAGCAATTATACAGGCTGTATTTGTTTTTAGTTCATGATCTCCCAAATTAATGCCTCCTTCGGTATATCGACATCATACCAGATACAGAGCCCCCCACTGCACCAGTATATTCTATATGAAGCTTCGGACCGTACACATTCCCTGTATAATCATATGCCCTAGTTGCTGAGTAATTGCCACCACTAGCACCACCACCGACAATAATCAACTGCATTGCCGAACCCGCAGCATACGAATATGAATTTACGAGTTCCTGGATTATATCTTTTATATCTCCTGTATTCCACCACGTACCAGAGCTTGCAGGTGTAACCGAGATGTTATTTGTTGTTAGGTATCGAGAATCACCGTCAGAGTATGACGAGATCTGCATTGGATTGCCCGCGTCCTCGAAATAGAGAGTACACACAGGTGGAGTTCCTACAACAGATGCAAAATAAAATGAACAATATGCGGAGTCAATTGTTGCACCAACTGGTATAGTTACCCCGGTAAATCTTGCAAATGTCTTATAGACAGCCGATATATCTCTACCAATTCTAAAAAGCGTTTGAGTCCTAGAAAATGAGGTCCCTAACCAATGACCATCATCATAACTGCCACCTACTTGATAGTCTAATGTTGGCATATCATTCACCATATAAAAAAATTATTTGGTGGGCTTGATGGCTTTTGCCACACCGGCCCCAGACTTAATATCTGTGGATGCGCCCACAGGTGTACCTGATCCGGGGCCTAGACCCTGCTCGGCTGATTCCGGGCCATCTAATATTTTGTACTCTTTGTTGTTGGCTGCCATCCTCTTAAGCATTGCAGGATCAGTGATATGCCATACTGTCCCTTGCTTTATGTTCATCACTCGGACTGGTGCAATCTCTTGTTTTGTTGGTGCAGGATTCATCTCTTCACCTTCAGAACAGCCATGTAAGCAGTCGTCACGTTCACCGTACTGAACTTGAGATAGCCAGTAGTATTCTTAAACCGAGCCGATTCCAGCGGCCCTGCAATCAATGTCCGGTTAGCAGTGAGGGACAAATTGAGGTTGCCAATGCCAGACCGGAACGCAGGCGGATTATTGCCAGCTCGCACCGTGAGTAACGGCTTGGTCCCAACTGATGTTGCATTTATGAGCACAAAATAATCATAGTCAGAACTCATTGCTATGTATTTTGTACTTGTAGACGTAGGGGCTGCATCCCAGTAGGCCTCAGTCACATAAGAATTCTCACCAGTCAATACCCTTGTAGTCGTGAGGGCTGTATCAGTCGCCCCCACTGCCACAATCCCGGCCAGGATAACACTGAACAGCAAAAAAGATAGTATCTTACTCATCGCTCTCACCTTAACTGAAGTTGCAGGTCATTACGCCCAGGCACTCAGGGCGCACTACTTTTCGTCCGAACACGTACTGCCCGTCTACCTTTCTGGCATACTGCTTTTCCATCGGCAGGATACGAGTATCTTCTACCTGAGATGCGAAGGTTATGGCCTGCTTGGTTCCGAACAGGATCTTGTTCAGTGTCCCGTTGGTGTTAGGCACGTTATTGGATACCAGTAGCTCAAATCCTCCAATTTGGCCAATCGATCCGTTTAAGATTGCTGGAGTTGCCACCGTTGGCGCACTGGAACCCTGATCGTGCAGGTCGTTTACAATCAGTGCCTCCATCTCGGGAGGTATGATCATCCACTTGGGCATTGCTGCCGGCACCTTGGACTTTTTGAGCTTGGTTGCGCAGTCCGTGATTAACTTGAATATGTTGGAGGCGTCTCCCTTCGTTACATTGGGAGTCTTGGGTGCTGCGTCCGTGCCCACCAGATTAGAGGCACTGGCATCGACATAACAAGAAGCCACAGCCAAATCTACTGCATCAGCCACAGCATAAGCTGCCTCTACGTTGACCTCATCCATCAGGTTAATTTTGGTTTGTGCTTCGTCTTTTCTGGGGATCTTGAAGTTATAACCCTTCTGGAAATCAATCGTAAGATGCATATCTGTATCCGCAACGGTTTCAGGGTCAGGCATATCGACATTATCAACTACATCGAACACAGTAACTCTGCCGATGCCGGTTAGCCGCACACTCTTAGCGTACTTCACGGACCCCTCAAAATTGCGATTAACCACGCCCTCCTGAGCAAAGACTAACACCTTTTGTAGCTGGTGTTGCACCTCCAACGCCACTACTTCTTCTTTAAACGATTCATAAGCCAAAGTACCACCTCATTCCCTTACCCGTCCTTCTGCTTCAGCTCGCTTAATATCGGCCAGCACTTCCTCAGTTACGGTTCCAGACTTGCGAAGTTCCCGGACCTTTGCCGCAGTCCAAATTGTCTTTCCCTGCTGGCCTCCATTCTGCAATCCCTGGTTCCCAGCACCCTGTGCGTTGCCTCCTCCACCCTGAGCTGCTCCTTGACCCTGGCCCTGCCCCTGGCCTTGCTGTTGCTGCTGGCCTTCCTGAGGCAGCATTTTGGCCTGAGCCAGGGCATCAAGGCTGGCGTTGATCTCGGCAGAAGTCGTTCCGGCAATGTTCAGGAATTGCAGCAGCACCGGGATCTGACCCGATGGAACATTGCGCTGCATGAGGGCCTTCATCTTGGCCAGTTCCAGTTCCGCACCCTTTAGCGTCTCGCCCTTCGGCTCCTCTTTGCGCTTCTTGCCGGCTGCAAGGAGAGCCTTTGCTTCTGCAAGTGGCATTCCAAGAGCAGTTTCGATGTCTGCTAAACTCATGTTAGCCTCTTTTTGCTGATTGCTTTCTTGCCCAGGTCCTTGACCTGCTCCTTGGCCCCGGTCTCCCTGGCCTCCCTGTCCTGCGCCTTGTCCTGTTCCTTGACCCTGGCCACTCTGACCAGAGCCCTGGCCCCCTTCTTGACCTGCACCCTGACCTGAGCCTTGAGCTGCTCCTTGACCCTGGCCACCCTGGCCTTCTCCTGCGTTTCCTTCATTTTCCATTGAATTTTCTCCGTTCCTAACTTGTCGTATTCACTGTCTTTACTAACGAAAAAAATAGAATTGATGATTCTAAAATTGAGGCTTACAAGATCACGATGTTGTGGATGCAATTGGGGTGAAATATGCCCCCCTCCCTGGCATCATCCAGAGTAGGATATCCTGGTGTCTTGCCTGTCAGGCTCACGATCTGCCCTTTCCAATCCAGGCAATTTTTGCAGGTATAGCTGGTGTATTCGTCGGTTATCTGCACCAAATCCTGCTCATGTTCTAGGGCTCTGATCTCAGTTCCCTCAAGCATGGCCTCTCTTGTCACCAGTTGCCCCAGCATTTCTACGTAGCTTACAATATTCCACTGTTTCCCGGCTGCATCTCTGAATCCAGTTATCCCCTGTTCAGCCAGCTTTTCTTTCTGAGCCTGGGCCACCTGTTCCAATGTGTCACGAGCCGATAATTCGCCTTTGAGTTGCTCCATGGAGAGAAGTCTAATAACCTGCTCCACCCGGCGCTTGATAACCGAATCAACTTCGACGAAGCTCTCAAAAGCATTGTCTGCCAATATTTCTTTGGCTTTCTGAAACTGTGGCGTGGCTTCTTTAGTGCCCAGGGACTTGTCAACTTCAGAGGCAGCGAGATCAAAGAGCATTGCGATTGCTTCATCACACCAGATGCGACTGCCGGCCAAGACTTCTTGCCTGATGAGATTGGTATTCCGCAGTAAATCTGCCAGCTTTTGGGGATTGCTTGCAGCAAGGAGGGCGTTGTTGTACTCTTTTAACAAATCCTTTTCAGCACCCTCGTACATTTGCACCAGGCGCTTTGTTTGGGCACCCGATAATGAGGATTGTTGAACTGTCAGCTTAGCCATTTAGCTCCAGTGGAGGAAGCCTGCTCTTTGGTGCAATCACGACAGCTTGCACACCACGCAGTCTGCCCAATTCCATCTCATAAGATTCGCTGCCTTCTTTTAGGCCCTGCAGTTCGAGCTTGCGTTCTAATGAGATTGCGCCCATTGCATCCCAAAGCTGCGCCGCTTTAGCGGTCTCAATCTGGTCCTCGGGTATTCCGTCCTTGAGTTTGACGTGAATATCTTTGATTGCTGCAATGGGAGGATGCAATTGAGACCACAGATTCAGCACTCTTGGTATTGCTTCCTCAGCAGCTCGGGCATACTTGCCTACCTGGGCCAGAGTGGGGATGAGCCGGAATTTTAGGGCCGTCCCGGATTCTGCCGCACCGGCGTCCTTTCCTGCCAGCAGCACTTTAGAAAGTTGCAGCATCTGCAAGAGCTGATCCATCTTCTGCTCAATGGCGGCCTCTACATGGGCGAGCTGGGCGTCCCAGACCATCAGGCCAGGCGGTACATCTCCGGGCATTGTAAATATGGGCTCTCCCGGTCGGTAGACCCACTCACCTAAGCTGTGGTCAAATACCGTGGCACTCTCCGGGATAATTGGTGTGGGCGCAGTAAACTTGGACTGCACCTCATCCCTCTCCGCAAAAGATACCTCCAGAGATTCGATCAAAGATAGGATCGATGGCTTGTAATCCGAGCGCCCATAATATCGCTCACTGGAGAGCTGATTTTGCACATGGACCACTAAGACACTATCCACCTCTGGATTTTGTATGCCAAATTCATTAGCCTTTATGCCTGCAAAGGCCGGGAAGCTGCTGAGCGATACCGGCCCCACCAATTTTGAGCTGGCTATCTCAAAGACTAAATGTTGGATCTGCCCTTTTGAATGGATCGTGAACTTGATGTATTCGCATTCTTTGCCTTCAATATTTTTCTGCTTAAACTTGGCAAATAATACAAAATGCGTTATATCCTGAATATTAGCGGGAGAGACGACCAGATACATATTTTCAGGATTGATAACCGCTATTCCTGAATCTGAGATCTCATAGGCCCCGTGGCCGTAGCGGCTGGAATCAATAAGGACTTGATCATCTGGACGTTTGGGGATAACCATCATGGCCTCGGCTTTAACCTCTATCGGCTCGCCAAATGTGAGATTCAAGTAGGTGGTGGTTGCGATGTTCGCCCAGTCCAGGATAATTACTTGCTTTTTCTCGTTCTCGGCTTTATCGGCAAGATAAGCAGCATAGCGGGGGAAAACCTGGTCGTGCAGGCCGTTGTAAATCTGCCTCATGAGCGCGTGCTCTGCGAGCCTGGCTGCCTCATCTTTGTCTCCTGGCGGCCAGGGTTTGCCATCCCCAATAAAGCCCAGGTCATACAGCATTTGAGATCTTCCCTGCTTCTTCGATGATCAGTTGATCATTCAGTTTGATTTTCTTATAACATTCCTGACAGCAAAATCTGTCTGTCAAAAGAGTAATCCCCAACCTATTTTGCGTCACTCCGGGAAGGAATGGCACAACAGGCGTGAATCTTAATTCCGCTATCGGTACAGGAAATTCTTTGCCTATCCCGCCTCCGCAAATTAAGCACCTCATAAAAATCACTTCTTTTCGGTTCCTCTCCTCGGGCGTCTTGAATACCGGTACTCGCCATACCAGCTCGACAAGGCCATGCTGAGCACCAAATCATCATGCTCCGTCTCGCGCCAGGCAGAATAAGAATCATGTCCATTGGTATTGATTTTGAGCTTGAGATTGGTCAGCTCCTCCACGAGCGGTTTTGCCAAAGGCAGTGCATCTGCAATCTTCAACCTCTCCGACTGGAATATAGCAAGCAATGCAAAGACGAGATCGCGTTTAGGGACATGATAGCCACCCACTACACGAGAAGGATTATGGCCGGGTGTGATTGTTATTTCAATCACAGATTTATTCATTGCCACCAGGTTATTTTGAAATCGGTCATTCATTGAAATGAACTTGGGGTTGAATAGATCGCAAACGGGTGCCCCTACGCCCGTTTTGTCAAT